AAATAACATGAAAGCAAAACACGTAACCGTTCAATTCGAATATACAAACTTCGATACTTTGGAAATAATGATAAATAGGTTAAAGTCTGAGTTAATGGAGGGAAAAGAATTTTTTGAGGATATGCAAATGTCACCAAATGGTCAAAAGTTCTATTTACATTTTAAACAGGAATACAAAAGAAAGCGTAGTTTTAAAATAGAAAATAATTTAATCTTAGTAAAATCTTATATATGACACCAAAAGAAGAAGCATTTTATTTAGTTCAGCATTTCTCATATCAATTTGAAATCAGGGACTACAAAAAGGCGAAAGACCTTTCTATTTATTTAGCACATCGCTTAGTAATGGAAACCTTAGACCTAAAAAGAATTAAACACTGGAAAGATGTTGTGAATGAAATCGAAAAGCTGTGATCATAGAAAACCCTAAACAAAAGATTGACTACCGTAAATTAAAGCGGTGGAAAATAAAAGTTAACATATCGAATAATTATTATAAAAACGAAGAAAACGATTAATTATGAAAAAAGTAATTTTAATTTTAGCAGTAGCAGCGTTTACAAGTTGCTCAAAGAAAGACGAAACGTGTAATTGTGGTTACATAACAGCAGATGAAATAACCTATGATGCAAATAGTAACCCGTGTTATTCGCTTACCATTAGAAACAGTTGTTCTAAAAATGAAAAGACATTTTGTTTTGACCAAAGTGTATGGTATGATGGAAATGTAGGTGAAGATTTTTGTGTTTATAATGTAGAAAGTTGGTGATATTAAAAAATAATTAGTATATTTGTACAGTTCGAGCAGGAACTTAAAAAACATTATTGAAACGCTTTTAAATGAGTAGGGCTGCTCCCCGAAAGTTTAAAGGCGTTTTTCATTTTAGAGCAGTAAATATGAACGGTTATGAATTAAGCAGAAAATGGTTTGACTGGAGCTTTGAGAATCCAGAACAAATAAATCCTAATCACACAGCACTTTATTTTTTTATTATTGAACACTGTAATAGATTAGGTTGGAAAGAAAAATTTGGACTACCTACAACAATGGCAAAAGAAGCTATTGGAATAAGAAGCTATAATACTTATATTAATACCCTGAACGATTTAGTTGAGTTTGGGTTTATTAACTTGATAGAAAAAAGCAAAAATCAGTATTCAAGTAACATAATTGCCCTATCAAATTTTGATAAAGCACATGACAAAGCACTTGATAAAGCATTGATAAAGCACACGACAAAGCAAGGTGAAAGCATTAGTAGTATAGATAAACAAGAAACAAAGAACAATAAATTTATAATACCAACTTTTAACGATGTTTTAGAATATTGTATGCAAAACAATTTAGACGTTGACGGAGTAAAATTTATTAACTTTTACGAATCAAAAGGTTGGATGGTAGGTAAAAACAAAATGAAAGATTGGAAAGCAGCTATTAGAACTTGGGTAAAACCTAAACAACAAACGGAAGGTATTTCACCTGAAGAACTTAAAGCAATTAAACTCGGATTTCTAAAACCTAAACAATGATAACTAAACAAGGCGACAGCTTACAATATTTACTTGACTATAAAGACGGTAAAATAAAAGACGGATTAGCAATCGGTTGCGCATTAGATGAATACCTAAGATTTAAACCTAACCAACTAAACATAATTTTAGGACACGATAACGTAGGTAAAACATACTGGATAAATTGGTATTTCCTTACATTAGCTTTGCAGCACAATTTAAAGTTTTGCATTTGGAGCGGTGAAAATAAAAAAGCTACAATACTTCGTGATTTAATTCAGATGTATTACGGAATAAAATTTAAGGATTTAACATACGAACAAATAAGAACGGGAATGACAATTTTAGAACAACAATTTATATTTTTAAATAATGCGGAACTTTACAAACCAAAAGAACTTTTGGATTTCTTTAAAGATTCAGAATGTAACGTGGCATTGATTGACCCTTTTACTGGATTAGATAGGCAAATGGATTTTCAAAGCAACTATACATTTTTAAATAGCTGCAGAACTTATTGTAATAAATACGGAATTACAATTTACATAAACACGCACCCAAATAGCGAAAGCGGTCGAAGTGGTAATATTTATCAAGAGGGCGAATATAAAGGACATTTAAAAGCACCTTTAAAAGACCATATCGAGGGCGGTAAGGCTTTTACAAATAGATGTGACGATATGTTTGTAATACATCGCTTAGTAAAACACGAATCAATGAAATATGTAACATGGTTAAACGTAGAAAAGATTAAAGATACTGATACTGGAGGTAAACATACTGGATTGAATGACCCTATATTTTGTGAATATAACTACGGATTAGGATTTGTAATTAATGGAGTTGACCCATTAGCTAAATTCAGACCAAAAGTTTCAAATAGTTTTCCAGCTAAACAACTACCTTTGATTGAACCCGATATAGTAAACGGAAAAGAAATACGCTCGTTTTCAGAAAAAATGAACCAACAAAACCCTTTTTAAATGGACGAATTAAATATAATAAGCGCAAAAGTATCTATACAAACTACTTTCTTAAAAGTTAAAATTAGTTTAGAAGATATAAAGAAAAACCACCCGAATAGACATGACATAATACATTCAATGGAACGATCCTTAGTAGATTTACAGGAAATAAGTTTAGTTTACGCAACAATGGAAAAGGAGTTCCGGGCAGCAATTCAACAAAGTTTCAGACTTGAAAAGTTACTACAAGAGGAAAAGTTTAAGAATAAGGATTTACAAACACAATTAAAAACTAAAAATTATGAAATATAGAATATTAAATTTATACGCTTGTTTAGGTGGCAATCGTTATAAATGGGACGAAGTTGCAGATAACTTAGAAATAACAGCGGTAGAACTTGACCCGGAAGCAGCACGTTTATATAAAGAGCGTTTTCCAAATGATACGGTAATAGTTGCAGACGCACACCAATATTTACTTGACAATTTTAAAGAGTTTGATTTTATATGGAGTTCGCCCCCTTGTCCAAGTCATTCACGGGCCAGGTATTGGAATAGTTCAAACTATGATACAACAACCGAACCTATTTACCCAGATTTAAAACTTTATGAAGAGATTTTATTTTTACAGCATTATTTTAAAAGTGGAAAATTTGTTGTTGAAAATGTAATTCCTTATTACGAACCATTAATTACAGCACAAAAAAGAGGACGTCATTTATATTGGTGCAATTTTAATTTACCGAATGATTTAAATGATAGACGTTTTGCAATTAGCCAGGCAAAAGACGAATTAAAAGGTTTGTGTAATTTTCACGAATACGATTTTAAAAAATACAACGGTACGCAATCAGTAGTTAAAATGGCACGTAACTTAGTAGATTATGAAGCCGGGAAAACAATACTTGAAACAGCATTTAATATTTACAAAAAGACGAATATAAACCAAACATCAATATTTGATTATGAGCTGTAAAAACTGCAAAGAAAAGTTTGAGCCTATTAAGTTCCTTCAAAAATACTGCTTAAAAGACGAATGTATACGTGTTTTTGTAGCTGACGTAAAAGAGAAAACTTGGAAAAAAACGAAAGCAAAAGCAAAGCTGGATTTAATGACTTTGAGTGACTACCTGAAATTAACCCAACAGATATTTAATAAATACATTCGACTAAGGGATAATGGAAAAGTTTGTATATCATGCCAAAAACCACCTAAAAAAAAGAATAGTGGGCATTATTTTTCAAGTGGTGGACATTCAAACGTAAGGTTTGATGAAGATAACGTACACCTACAATGTGAACACTGCAACACTTTTTTAAGCGGTAACCTTTTGAACTACCAAATTGAAATAGAAAAACGAATCGGAGCGGAAAAACTAATTGAATTACAGGCAAAAGCACACGTTGTTAAAAAATGGAGTATTGACGAATTAAAAGAAATTATGGTTATTTATAAAAAAAAGATTAAAGAAATAGAACTATATTAAAAAGAATAGTTAATTTTGATAAAACAATTAAAAACTATATTATGAAAACAGTAAAAAAATTCGAATTAAAAGTTAATCAAACGGAATTTGAACAGATTAAAATTACCAAAAGCGAGGACGCTGCAAATTTTATAAAACAATTTTATTCTGACGATATTGAAATTTATGAAAGTTTTTTTATTCTTTTAATGAATAGGTCTAATAAAATAATTGGTTACGCTAAAATAAGTCAAGGTGGAATTATTGGGACTTATGTAGATAAAAAAATAGTTTTAAAATATGTAATTGATTCATTGGCTTCTGGTTTAATTATAGCACATAATCACCCAAGTGGTGTATTAAAACCAAGTGATGAAGATATTAAAATAACAAAACAAATAGCTGAATTATGTAAATTATTAGAAACTACCTTATTAGACCACGTAATTTTAACAGCTGATTCATTTTATTCATTTGCAGATAACGGGAAATTATGAGCGTAACTAATTTTGAAGAGTTCACACACGAACTTACAAGCGAAGAAATGGAAATACTGCCCGTAGTGGTGCATGGTTTCAGAAACTATAAAAAAGAAAACCCAATTAAAAGCGAATTAATAGTAACCCGATTAAACGAATACTTAAAAACAAAAGGTTATAAAATTAAAATGAATGGTCCGCGATTGCGTAAAATGGTTAACTATATACGTACAAATGGAATCATTCCTTTAATAGCTACGTCACACGGGTACTTTACTACCGATTGTAAGGAAACTATACAAAACCAAATTCAAAGCCTTTACGAACGAGCAAACAGCATTGGGCGATGTGCTGCGGGGTTAAGAAAATTTTTATAAATTATTTTATTATCCATTGTTATATTAAAAAGAATAGTTATCTTTGTCAAACAATTAAAATTTATATTATGAAAAATCTATTTAAAAGTTTAGCAGCATTTCAACAGGAAGTGCCAGTAATTCACAAAGGAACGCAAGGCTACGGATATTCTTACGCTGACCTTCCGAAAATCTTTGAAGTGATTAACCCGTTATTACAAAAAAACGGATTAGGATTTACCCAACTAATTAACGGGCAACAAATAGTAACTTGTTTATTCCATTGCGAAAGTGGTGAAAGCGTAGAAAGTAAAACGGATATTCCGCAAGGAGTTCAATTAAAAGGAATGAATGATTTTCAGGTTTTAGGTTCTGCAATTACTTATTTAAGACGTTACGCACTATCTTCGATTTTAGGTATTGTAACCGACAAAGATGTTGACGCAGCTGGAGAACAAGTAAAAGCCGTAAAGACGGAAAAGAAACCAACGATACAAGGTGAACGATTTGTAAAAGCTATTGAAGCAATAAGAGCAAACGAATTTACTATTGAAGAACTACAAGCGAAGTTCGAATTAAATGAAGTTCAACAAAAAGCACTTTTATTAGTATGAAAATTCGCTGTTCACAAATAGGAAAAATAATGACCTCATCTAAAACAAAAGGTGAGGTTTTATCTAAGACTTGCAAAACCTACATTCAGGAACTTGTAATTGAAGAAAAATACGGAATCCGAAAAGAGTTTTGGAGTAGATACACCGATAAAGGGAACGAAGTTGAACCCGAATCAATTAAACTTGTTGAAAATGTTTTAGGTTTAAAAGGTATTTTTAAAAACGATGAAAGAATAACAAACGAATGGATAACTGGTAAACCTGATGTAAATACAAAAGAAATTCTTTTAGATGTTAAATCAAGCTGGGACGCAACAACTTTTCCATGGTTTGAAACTGAAATACCAAACAAAGATTATTACTATCAATTACAAGGTTATATGTGGCTAACAGGAAAAAATGAATCACTACTTTGCTATTGCCTAATTAACACACCATTTCAGATAGTTGAAGACGAAGTTAGGCGAGAACATTGGAAACAAAACCTAATTGATGAAAGTTTAGATTTAAGGGATTTTGTACAATCTAAACATAACTTTGACCATATACCAAAAGAAAAGCGTTTAAAAGTGTTTAAAATAGCAAAAGACGAAGAAGTAATTGAAAAGATTAAAC